GATAATCACACCCTAAATGTAACTCTTAAATTTAGAATAGTAGGTATTCCTGATGAAAGATTTGAACTCAGATTACCTCTAGAGAGGATACGATAATGGCAGACAATTTCAATGCAAAACTTTCAGTCTCGGATTTAGATTTTGATAGTATCAAAACTAATCTAAAGGCGTATCTTTCAACACAAGACCAATTCAAAGACATTAATTTTGAAGGTTCTGGTATCAACATCCTAATGGATTTGCTTGCCTACAACACTCACTACCAAGGGTTCTACACCAATATGGTAGCAAATGAAATGTTTTTAGACAGTGCCATACGAAGAGACTCTGTTGTTTCTCTGGCAAAACACCTCGGTTATACACCAAGGTCAGGAACTGCACCAACGGCAACTGTAGACATTTATAATACAACTGCAAGTGGGACTGATGTCGTAGAGATAGGAACTATAATTAAGGGAACACAGGGAAGTGAATCATTTGACTTTTCTGTGATGTCAACCGTAGGGTATACCCTAGATTCTGACGGACTGAGGGCGGCTCAGAATGTAACAATCAAACAAGGAAAGATTGAAACTCTTTCTTATATCTTTGACGACAGAACCGATTCAAAATATGTAATTCCTGCTGTTGCAGATACATCAACACTTAGTGTTAGAGTTCAGACTTCAACAGAAGATAGTACTGGATATACTGATGCGTGGACTATTGCTAATGATATTAATACCGTTGGTAAAACCGATAAAGCATATCATATTCAAGAAATTGATGCTGGAGAATTTGAAGTATACTTTGGTGATAATATTGTAGGGAAAAAACCAGACAATGGTAATGTTATTATTCTTCAATATGTGAATACAAAAGGACCAGATGCCAACAATGTAGGAAGTGCAGATAAAGAAGGGGCAAGAGTCTTCACTCTATCTGGCACAACTGTAAAGGTATTATCAGCGGCTGCTGGTGGTGCGATTGCTGAAAGCGTAAAGTCCATTAAGTTCTATGCACCAAAAACATATCAAGCACAAGACAGGGCGGTAACCGCAAAAGATTACGAAGCAATATTAATGAGAGACTATGCAGATATTGAATCTGTGTATGTTTGGGGCGGAGAAGATAATGTTCCCCCAGAATACGGAAAGGTATTCATCTCCGTGAAACCACTCAGTGGTCTTAAGATTGACGAAACCAAAAAAGAAGAAATCAAAAAAGATATTCTTAAGACTTCAAATATAGTAACAGTAATTCCAGAAATTGTTGACCCAGATTATCTGTTTCTTCATATTAAGAGTAATGTAGTATTTGATAGAAGTAAGACCGTTCTTGATAAAGAATCTGTATTGCAATTAGTAAGACAATCAGTTATTCATTATATCGATAATGACTTAGAAAAATTCGACAAAGATTTATATTTTTCCAAACTCACAAAACTAATGGATGATTCAAGTGCTTCTATTATAGGTAATGACACGGAAATAACACTAGAAAGAAGATTCGAACCTGCTATTGGAGTAACCTCAAATTACACAGTAGATTTTGGAAATCCAATTCATCATCCACACGACGGACACATACCAGTCATTAGTAGTTCTGCCTTTGCATATAAAGACGACAACAACGAAGTAATCACGGCGTATATGAGTGATGATGGTTCTGGTAATATGGAATTATGGAAAATTGGAGTTAACGGAGAAAGGATTTTAGTTTATTACGGAACAACTTCTATAGGAAAGGTGGATTACGAAAAGGGAATTGTAACTTTAGATAAATTTAGACCCCTTTCATATATTAATAATACCCATATAAAACTAAACATTCCCCTCCAAAATAAAAATGTATTTGCGAGTCGAGCAAGAATTCTTACAATTGACACAATAGACCCAGATGCAATCAAACTCACTATTCGTGATTTGACTGAAAGATAAAAGAGGTAATAGATGAGTTTAGTATTAATACTCAATTCAAATCAAACTGCCTCGGCAGAAACACTTGCTCCGCTAACCACAAAACCAGAAAGTATCATTTCTGTTTCTGCACTGGTAAAGGAACAACTTCCTGATTTTATCAGGCAAGACCACGAAAGACTAACAGAATTTCTTGAAGCATATTATGAGTGGATGGAACAGACGAACGGTACACTCTATAGTACTTTTGTTCTTCAAGACTACTCTGATATTGATACTAGCCTATCAACTTTTATAACTCATTTTAAAAATCAATATATGGAAAAATTTCCTGCAAAATTGGCTTTCGATACAGCAACCAATACTCCTGTAGATGAAAAACGATTAGTAAAAAGAATTAAAGAATTCTACAGAGCAAAGGGAACAGAAAAGGCATACCGTCTTTTGTTTCGAATTTTACACGATACTGTAATTGATACTTTCTATTATCCTAAAACAGATATTCTAAAATCTTCTTCTGGTAAGTGGATAACAGATAATACTTTAAAGATTTCAACTGTCAATGAAAGTTATATTTGGAATACCATCGACAAAACTGCATCACAAGTATTACCAAACGGAGAGTTTGTTGCTTCTGGTATAATAAGAAATGTTAATCAGTATAATACAAAAAATGCTTCAGTTGCAGAAATAATAATTGATGAAATTAATGGTAAGTTCAGAACAGATATATCAGTTACCATTGCAGTTGGTGGAGTAACTGGAGATTTAGTAGAAAATGTATATCCTGTAATACAAACAATTTCACCAATAGTTGGAATTACATCTGACGAACGAGGACAAAAATATAGAGTAGGAGAGAGAGTAACTCTACTTTCTGCATCAACTGGAGGCGAAGGCGCGTTCGGTGAAATTACAGAAATTAATGGGCGAGGCGGAATCGTAGCAGTCGATGTAATTGATTCTGGATTATTATATGATTCGGACGATATAATTACTTTTGATATTGATACTGCAAATGGAACTGGAGCGGGTCTTACTGCTTCTATTGATTCGACATCAATATATCCAGGCTATTATCTTGGAACTGATGGTCAATTAAGCACAAACAAAAAAACATATGATGCTAGATTTTATCAAAACTTTTCATATGAAATAAAAACAGACATCACACTATCATCATACAAAAAACAAATATTAGATTTAATTCATCCAGCAGGTTCGAAGTTATTCAATCAAATGATAATGAAACGATGGGAACCAGTAACTACTAAAAGAAAAACATCAGCAAAAGCATTTGAAATTTCCGTTCTTGGTCATTATACACCATACACATTCAACACAACAGAAAATTTAAGACGCAATTCACGGAGCAAAGATTTGTATCCTTTCGGATATAATCCATCAGCAACTGGGACGGTCGGTCCTCCCGTACCACAAAGTGGACCTATCGTTCACCACGGTGCTTCCGCTTCTGGAAGGACAGCATCTTATTATGGTTTGGTTTACAACGACCTCCCAGGCAGAACAGGACCATCAGACACAGTAGTCGCTGGTCATAACTTTGCATTTGAATTAGCGGGAGGCTCTGTATTAGCGGGAGCAAGTGGAATTACTTGGGATGGTGCTTCTGGTGGGACTGGTCCTTTATACCAAGGCAGTCAAGGAGTCATTCTTGACTTGGGAGGAAACGGACTTTCTGGTGCGTCTGCTTCATATGCTATTCTGGGAACTGCCGCGGCTGCAAACTGGAATCAACAAGGGTCTTATTGGACAATTTATCCACACCCAAATACTAGAGGATTAACAGGAATTGCATCGGGATGTTCATTCTCCCAGGCCGAAGTACACCCGTTCTTCTATATTGATATTAGTGGATGTACTTATGGTATTGAAACTGATTATGAAGATAGTGTTGCGGCTGGTAGTACTTCTTCTAGTATGAGAGACAACAACGCACTAGGACATAGATGGAATAGTCATGAAGTGATTGGACGATGATGCGTAAATTTTCCTATATAAATATATTATCTTGGAGATTATAGATGGCAGCAACAGGCGACAATTCAGCATTTAAAAGTAGTCTTAGAAGAGAACTTGTAGGTTCTTTTATAAGAAATTTTGCTGTTAATTCTACTGACAAATATTTTCTTTTTGTTGGTAAATCAGAAGGTTGGACTGCTGGGCAGACCTATGGACAGCCTACCGACAAAAGAAGCGAAGACGTTGATATTAGAAGAAATATCATTGGAATGAAGCAAATTGATTTCAATAATGCGTTATATATGGCTCCAAAATTCGTATGGACTTTTGGAAACATATATCATCAATGGGATGATACTATTGATTTGACGAACAAAGCATTTTATGTAATGAACTCAGAATACAATGTATACAAATGCATTAGTAATAATTCTAGTGTTGCTTCTACCATCGAACCAAAAGGCGTAAAAACAACAAATGTGATTGAGGGTGGAGATGGGTATCAGTGGAAGTATTTGTTTACTATTCCTGAACCACAACGATACTATATTGATGACGCATTTATTCCTGTACGAAAAGTTAATAGTAGAGGAACAGGAACCCAGTCAAAAAATCAATGGGCAGTCCAGCAAAATGCAAATGATGGTGGAATTGAATTTATCGACCTCACCACCAGAAACGGAAACTATACTTCTGCACTCATTGCTCCATCTGGCTATCCAGGCATTATCACAAGTGCTGATTCGTTAGCAGGTGCAACTGGGGTGTATCTGGCATCTTCTCACGGCTCCGCAGGCGGAATTGGTGATGATGCATTCAATGGTTTAGTTCTGAGAATTACAGATGGAAATGGTGCAGGTCAAAGAAGAGTTATAACTGATTTTACTGCTAGTACTTCTCTTGCAATTTTTGAAACTCCCTTAGATACTGCTGTCCCAAGCGGAAGTAAATATGAAACAACACCCAAAGTAAACATCTACGGTGATGGTGCTTCTGCTGAAGCATTTGCATTACTATATGATTATGATGGTGATGTTCCTCTTAGAAAACAAATCAATGAAATAATAACCACAAATCCTGGCAATGGATATTCTTATGTAAATGTTGTGTTTTCTCCTTCTGCACTCGTCGCCGCAGGAGTGGCAAGCGGGACTGTAGCAGACGCAAGAGCAATTCTTTCTCCATTGGGAGGTCTTGGTGGAAACGCAATACGAGAATTGAATGCAACTGCTATGCTCATAGTAGTAAATATTGACCAATCAGAAGACAATAACTTTTTCTTAGAAAATGAAGTTCGTCAATATGGAATTATAAAGAATCCTATTCTCAATGATACTAACCCACAATACTTAAACAGTAAAGGCAATCCATATAGAATTGCAGGTACAAATGTAAGTGCTGAAACAGCAATAGAAATTGCAAGTACAAGTACTGGAGGATTTTTACCAGAATCACTATTCACAGTTGGCAATTATATAGTCGGTAAGGATTCAAAAGCAACAGGAAAAATCGAAGGTTGGTCATCTGCTCTTGAAGGAAATGTGGGTATTGTGACGGTAAGCAATCTTCAGGGTAATTTTGTGCCTCCAGCACTCGGAAAGACTGGAGAAAATGTTATTGAATTCATTCAAGAAGATAATAACTGGTCTTTCGCATCAGGAACCAATATTGCCTCAGTTTCTGCTTATGAGCAGAATTATGCAAACACTCCACCCTCTTTCAATTGTAATTGGATTTTGGGTGTTACTCAGGCTGGTGGTGGTTTATCAACCAATACATTCCCAATTGATGTAGGAGTCACAGGGGCTTCGGCTGCTGTAGGATGTCTTGCGTGTGTAACTGGAACAGTTTTGGATTGGACATTTAACCTTGCAGGAACTGGTGGAACTATGGTAGTTACCGATGTCAAGGGAAGTTTTGCTACTGGAGATTCTATTGGAAGTTATTCCTCTGCCAGTACAAATGCTGTTATAAATACTGTAACGCCTCCAGAGATTGTGCCTAAAACTGGAGAAATATTGTACGCACAAAATATGAAGCCCATCGAAAAAGACCCCGAACAACGAGAACAGTATCAGATTATTCTGAAATTCTAAAGGTTATATAAATGACACTAGACCGAAGTAATTTTAATATCAATCCCTACTATGATGACTTTGATGAAGCAAAGAAGTTTCTTCAAGTACTGTTCAAGCCTGGTTACTCTGTTCAAGCAAGAGAACTAACACAGGTACAGTCTATTCTCAGTAATCAGATTGGAAGAATGGCAGACCACATCTTTGAGAATGGCGATGTCATTCAGGGTGGTGGTATTACCGAACGAAATGTCGTCTGGTTTAGATTATCAAACGTCGCAGAAACAGATTCGGCTACTACAAGCATCAACAGCCTAATTGGTTATGATTTGTATTATGACCATACAGTTCTTAGTACAAATGCAAACGGGACTGATTCTGAAGAAGGAAGCAACACAAAGGTTGTTGGTAAAGTTGTACACGCACTAGAGTCTACATCTGGCGACCCTTATAAAATTATCTTTGTTGAACTGACAAAGGACAATAAAGATGAGTCGGTCGCATTCCCTCGTAACCAAGGTTCTATTAAATGTAGCAATCCAAACATAGATGTGACGCTCAAAGTTGCAGATTTGCCAGAAGCAACCACTGCCGAAAGTGGTTATTATTCTCGTGGAGAAGCAATCTTAATTAATATTGAAGAAGGACTATTCTATGTTGATGGTTACTTCGTAATGAACGATGCACAAACCATTGCAGTATCTGAAGAAATAAATGACATTCGTTACTTCTTCCCCACAGAAAGAACTGTCTCGGTAGGTTTTTCAATCAATCGAGACATTATATCTGCATCGACTGACAATACACTAAGAGACCCTTCACAGGGTTCTTATAACTACAACGCTCCAGGCGGCGATAGGTTTGCAATCAACCTAAAGATTAAGCAAATTGCATATATCTTTGATGAATTAGGATACAGAACTGACAAAGACACACAGAACTACTTTGAGTGGGCAAGAATAATCAAGGGAGAAACTTTCAAGAAATTGAAGTATCCTGAATATGCTCAACTCGAAGAAACTCTTGCAAGAAGAACTTATGACGAATCTGGTCACTATACCGTTCGTCCATTCAGTTGGGGTCCTGAAGAATATCAAGATGTATGGAACCCAGCCGACACTCAAGACCAAAATGGTGACGAATATTGGAACTACTATGCCGCTGGTATTGAGACAGGTAAAGCCTATGTTAAGGGATATGAATTCGAATTACAAAATACCGAACACTTAGTTAGTCCAAGAGCAAGAACAACCAAAAAAGTTAATGACGCTACAGTCCAAATTGACTTTGGTAACTATGTTCTTGTAGAACACAATATGGATGGCGTCGAACCACTGTTCGGTTCGAACGGTGCGATGGTAGATAACAATATGAACTTGGTAGGCGGACAAGCCGAACCAGAATGGAAAAAAGTAAACTTGTCCTTTGTTGGTGCAAACGGAGAACAGATTGCATTCGGATGTGCAAGAATCATTCAAATAATGCTACACTCGACCAATCAAGGTGATTTGGGTGTGGGTAGTCTTTATAGAGTATATCTCAATAGCATAATAACTGGAACCAAAGCAGGATTCCCTGGCAGTGACTTGATGACAATCAAAGATGCCACTTATCTTTCTGACCCTCAAACAGGAAAAATGCTCTTCAAACTATACAAAGCAGCCGGGCAAGAATACAACGCCGGCGTCCTAGACAGAAGCGAAACAAAATTAATTTTCCAAGTACCGCAAGGCGAAGCAGTAAAAAGAATAACAGGACTTGATTATAGTGTACACAGAGACTTCGAATTAAACTTCAGCAAGAGCGGAAGCAATTGGGAAGCAACTGTAACTGCTCCTAATAACAGTGCGTTCCAGGCAGGTAGTTTAGGAGTCATTGACGAAATCACAAATACAAGTCAGTATCTTGTATCCGTAGATGGTTATCTCTTCGATATGAATACTGCTTCGACTGGAGCCTTTGGTGGAAATAGCATCGAAGTAACTTCTAGTGACTTTAGAACTCTTAAGTTTACACTGAACTCAACAAAAACAACAGAGTGGACAGGTTCTTCTAAGCAGGGATATATGGTTACCAACATCGACATCAATGCCGATGATGAAGTTGTAGGAAGTCCTGCAACCACCATTCGAAAGAAAATTCTAAAAAGAAAAACGGTTACAATCACCAATTCTACCAATGCAGATTCCTCTACTTCAATGTGGAATAATTATCTGGCTCGTGGTTATGGAATTAACTTGGGTTATCCCGATGTAGTTCGCGTAGAAAAAGTTCAAGAAATTGGAACTGGTATAGATTTGACTGACAAATTTGATATGTGGGACGGTCAGACCAACTACCTCTACGACCACGCTTACATTCATATGAAAACTGCAACGCCAGGCGGAACTTTTGGAATTGACAACAAGTACACAGAAAATGGCTCTGGATTTAAAGTTACTTTCTTGTATTATGACCATAAAATTCACGGCGCAGAAGAAGACAATGATTACAGTAATCTTAAATATCCTGTAGTTGTAAACTCTTATGTTCACGGTGACCACGAAGTTGTAGACTTTGAAAATGGCGATGGTGCTACTGCAATGAATGGTGTCACTGCTGGTCATTACTTGATGGCAAATAAAACTTATGCTCCACCACCAATTGACATACAAACATACGGAATGGTTCCGACCTTCACCGATAAAAAGGCTGGTATCGGAATTAAATTAACAGACTGTATTGACTTCCGACCAATTAAGGTTGGTAAGTGGGACGAAAGTCATCCAGAATTCAATACAATTCGTGGTGCTTGGACTCCAGCAGACGGAAAACTTTTCTATTGTGATTATGAACATTATCTTGGAAGAGCAGATAAAATGGTTCTTACAAGAAATAGAGAATTCAAAATCATCCAAGGTCTTCCGAGTGTCGAACCACAATTACCACCACACGACGAACAAAACGAAATGGAAATTTTCCATATTAATGTTCCCCCGTTCACAAACAACGCAATGGCTATTACAGCCAAGGTAGTAGACAATAAACGATTTACTATGTCGGACATTGGTTCAATAGAAGAAAGAGTCGATGCCCTTGAAAAGACAACAGACCTTGATAATGATGAACAAGATGTAAAGAACGAAGCATCTGCTCTTGCAACACAGAGTTTAGAGAACGGTGGTTCTGAAGAATTCCTGAACGTATTTAGCGTTGATGGATTTAATGATATTGCAGGTTCACAGACAGATTCACGCGAATATAATGTATCAATAAACCCAGAAAGCGGGGAAGTACGGCCTGGTACTTCTCGTTGTAACTTGAATCTAGTTGAACACACAAAGAAGGCTCTACCAGATGGTCTAACACAATCCAGCGACAATCTATATTATATTACTCCGTCAAGTACAGGAGTAAGTACTGTAAATAATCTAACTGGCAACACTGCAATTTACCCAAATCCGTTCTCGAAGACAAACTGGATGGGTAACTTAAAGATTTCACCATCTACCGATGACTGGTTTGCAATGGAAAAAGTCAGTACGAAAGTATCATCGGTTGAAACTTATAATAAAACTGTAGTAGTACCCCAAAGATACTATGGACATCGTTGGTATGGAAACGGATATTGGGGCAACCGATATGCCTGGAATTACGGGTATGGTCGGCGCAGGTACGGCTGTGGTGGGAACGCCTGGGGATATGGAGGGAACTGGCGGGGTCGTTATGACCACTGGCGCGGACATTACGGTGGATACCATAACAGATGCTGGAATGCGGGTATTGGCGGCTACGTGTGCAAATGTACAAAGACTGTCAAAGCAAAAAGAACCGTATGGAAGACTATTGTAAAAGATGTCAAGATGAGAGTTCGTCCGAAGTTACTAACTCTTACCGCAACTTTTATGAAACCAAACACTCGATACTGGGCATTCATTGACGGAAAAAGATGTACTGAAAACTCTCAGTCAAATAATGGATATGTAATTGCAGGTTCAAGTACAATGCGTACAGATGGAATTGGCAGTGCTTCTATTCAGGTTCAAATTCCAAAGGACAATCCATACAGTGAAGGTGAATTACTAGTTCGTCTTACCGACAATAAAGATAATATTGCTTCTTTATCAACAACAACAGCAGAAGACTTCTTTGTTATTGGTGGTGTAAACAAGGACGCTACCGCTAGTAGTATTCGAACAGTTCGAGCGAAACGAGATAGCGTTAAACAGGAAAGAATTGTTCAAGACGCAAGTACTTTAGGAGAAGGACAACTTCTTACTGGTGTTGCAGATTACTTTGACCCAATGGCACAAGTATTCGAAATTGACCAAGAGAAGTATGGAGATGGTGTTTATGCTACAAGCGTAGACTTGTTCTTCAGAGATGTTGACGGGGATGCAGTGGGAGCCGATACTGTTGGTGAACCACTGCCATTTGCTGTTGAACTTAGACCTCTTATGAATGGTCTACCTCACCCAACCACAGTCCTGCCATTTAGTTTCACTTCAATTGGTGGTAATGCTGGAATGACTGGTTCAAAGAACGGACCTAACTCAAGTGAGCATACTCGTTTCGAATTTAGTTCTCCAGTATATCTTGCTTCAGGAAGATATGCACTTATATGTAAGACAAATAGTAAAGCATATTCTCTTTGGGGAACACAGATGGGAAGTAAGGGTCTGAGTGCAGACGGAAGTTCTACAGAAAGTGATGTTGAAAGACAACCATATATGGGAAGTCTTTTCCAACCACAAAATAATGGTTCGAGAATCGAACAAAAAAATAAGAATATTATGTTTAGATTGAACCGAGCGACGTTCCCAGTCGGAACTACATATCAATTAGAACTCGAAGGTGTGACTGAAGGATGTCAAAACCAAGTTGGAACCGATGTTGAATCGCCAGATTTCCACGAAGTTGTTCTTCTTGCATCTGATGCAAAGACTCCAGACTGCAAAGTGGATTACTATATAAATCCAACTGGTCAGCCGCCACAGCAAATAACAGCATATGAGGAATTAATTCTGGACAATAGGGACACACTAGAAACTGCTGATGGTCAAAATGCAACTGACCGTTCT